TGCCTTGATGGACTGAGGTATGAGCGGAACAGCTTCCAGCTTTCAACAGCATCACCTAAGAACATTAGGACACGCTGCCTAATTACTTCGTGGGTGGTGATACCATGATAATAGCGCTCGGGGTATACTGCACGTCGAGCGACATCCCTCATGTTGCGGTGTGGGTAGCCTCTTGACCATGTGTGGCCAAGGAAATGAATTGCCTGGCGCCCTCTGCCTTCATAGCAGTGGGATTTCTCCATATTCATGGTAATGCCAAGGCAACTAAGCACCGTCCTCACGCCAGCCATCATCATTCGTTGATCACGAAGCGCACCGAAGTTACCTTCGATGTTGAAGGCGAGAAGACTATCATCGCCCAGGACGAGACAGCTGGTGTTGCCTCCGAAACCATAGGATAGGCACTGCAGCAGGAAGTAGTTAACAATGCTATCCACAAGTTGTGTGAAATAGCTACCACTTGGGACGCCTTGGTGTTTCCTGTACACGAACCCATCTGGCATAAGTATCGGAGTATGAATAAAGTAATGAACCAGCTTATCCCACCGCCCTTCTCTGCGATCAGCGGCTGTGAACCACGTCGCTAGCACACTGAACGCCATCATGATTAACCTGGGGTGGACGCTGCTATCGAACTTTGAATAGTCCAACGCAAGCACCCTTTTTGCCCTCGTGAGAGGAATAATGCGGGCCCACAGGTCGGCTTTCCTATAGCCAAAAGCCATAGGACTTTGAATTTTCAAAAAGTTATCAATGAGCGGTTTGGCGAACTGGGCTTCAAGTAGGGTCATTGATAAAGGATAGCCCCACACCAATCGAGTCTTTGGGCCCTTATCCCCATGCTGGACGCGATGGAACGCCAGACATGGAGGTGGGGCGCACACATCGGCTTTGATCCGCTGCATGCGCTTTAGCTCTTGTTTAAAGACTTCGCCTTTCCTCCGCAGAGTGGGGAGTCCCGCCGACTTTGATGGCTTTATCGCATCAAGGAAGTCCTCCTCACTTCGCAGAATACTCAGTTTCTGTCCTTTGCACCCGAACGCTTTAAGCGTTTGCTTATACGCCCAGGCCCACTGATGCTTATCCACCTCAAGCCTCAACGGCCGGCCAAATTCCTCCAGCCGCTCGAACAACGCCTCCGTTGACCAGACAGATTTGTTGTCGATGCCATCATCCAGTTCAAGTCCCTGCGACTCTAGTACACGTTTTAAGGCGTACAGGACGATAGCCTTTGACCGAGGCCCACCAATGGTTACGATAC